ATCTAAATCAATAATGGCGGGTGATACAAATAGAGCCCAAGAATTATCAGAACGCTTTATTAAGATCTTTAAAGATGATTTCTATTATGAGGTTCAAGCTTGGAACCCAAAGGAATTAAATGATGGTCTTATAAGCCTTGCCCAAACATACGGGCGCAAGGTAGTAGCAACAGCAGATTGCCACTTCCCTTCTCGTAAAGATAAGGGGTGTGAAGAAATACTTCTTATGATCTCCCAATACCCAAGCCTTGGGGCAGCAGACCAAAGACACGCCAAAGAACATGCCGACTGTTTACACAATCCCAGCCTTGACATGGTGGCGAAAATCAACAATATGTATCCTAACAGGTCATTGCGCTTTGATGAAATCAATCCATACTTGGCAGATGCAACAGAAGTGGCATCGTGGTTTAAAGATGCCGGTTATGACAGAACAGATATTCTGGAAAATACCGTTGAAGTAGCGCAAAAGTGTACGGCAAAACTGGAGAAGAGAAAGAATCTGTTGCCCAAGTATATGAAGTCGCTCAACTCCGATGATTATCTGAAAGAGATGGCGGAATTTCGGCTCAAGGAATTAAATCTTGGAGATGAATATAAGGCTCGTCTGTATGAAGAATTGGCAATTATTCAACAGCTCGGCTTTGCGGATTATTTCTTGATTGTATGGGACTTGGTAAAATGGGCGGATACAAATGGCATTGGGCGAGGCACCGGGCGAGGCTCTGTGGGTGGAAGTTTGCTGGCGTATCTGCTTGATATTACAAAGGTGGACCCGCTTCAATACAAGCTGTTGTTTTCACGGTTTATCAATCCCGAAAGAAACGACTATCCCGACATTGACCTGGACTTTGAAGATAAACGCAGAGATGAAGTGAAAAATTATCTTGCCACACGCTGGGGTGAAGATAAAGTAGCGGCGATTTCGATTTATGGTACATTTAAGCCAAAGAGTGCGGTGAAAGATGTTGCCCGAATTTTGCAGGTACCATATGCAGAGATCAATAATATCACTCCATACTTTGAAACAATTGATGAATTAAAGAGTACAGAAAAGGGCAAGATATTTGTTCGCAAATACCCCGATGTGCCGATATTGGCAGAACGCCTACAAGAGCGTGTACGAACCGCAGGGGTACATGCTGCAGGAATGGTCGTATCTTCGGTTCCGCTAACGGAAGTCTGTCCGGTGGAATCCAGAAAGGACTCACAGGGTGGAGAAAGAAGCGCAGTTACAGCGTTTGCAATGGAGGATGCAGAAGCCGTTGGGCTTATAAAAATAGACGTTTTGGGTCTCAAGACCGTATCTGTCATTAAAGACGCTTTAGAAATGATTAGAAAGCGTTATGGCAAGGATGTGGAGGCTCTTTCACTGGGGTTGGATGACCACAAGGTGTACGAGAACTTTAATAATATCAACACAGTGGGCATCTTCCAAACAGACGCTGCAGCATACCGCAATCTTATTGAAAGAATGGGTATTGATAACTTTAACGATCTTGTGGTATCAAACGCTCTAGTAAGACCGGGGGCTTTGTTGTCACAAGGACAGAGATATATTGACTGCAAAAAGGGTGAAGCAAATCCAAAGTATGCCCATGAGGTGGTTCAGTCGATCTTAGAAGAGACATATGGCACAGTTATTTTCCAAGAGCAATTGATGCAAATGGCGGTGCTGTTGGCTGATTTCACATGGTCTGAAGCTGACTCTTTGCGCAAGATTATCGGTAAAAAGCGTGATGTTGCCGAATTTGATAAGTTTAAAGACAAGTTTATTAATAATAAATATCTTACTGAGGCGCAATCCGAAAAGATTTGGTCAGAATTTGAACTTTCAGCGTTGTATATGTTTAATAAATCCCACGCTGTTGCTTACTCACTTATGTCTTATCAAACAATGTGGTTAAAAGTTAATTATCCACTTGAGTTTATGTGGGCTCTGCTGTATAACGAGTCTGCAACAGACAAGATTACAGCCTATCTAATGGAAGCTCAGAGGTTAGGGCTTAAAATCTATCCACCAGATATCAATAAGTCGCAAGAGTTCTTCTCGATGTCGCTTCCTGGTGAGGATGAAGGTATTAGATTTGGTCTTACCAATGTTACCGGTTGTGGTGCAAGTGCAATAAATGAAATATTTGGGAAGAGACCATTTAATTCTTTTGAAGAATTCAATAATAAGTGCTCTAAGAGTGCAGTTAAGGCTCCGTTGAGGGAGAACTTAGACAAAGTTGGTGCATTTGAGTCAATCGGTCATATTTCTCAGTTTGACCATCCAAGGTACTATCTACCAATTCTTGGTTTCCCAATTAAAGCAAGTGAATTCAAGACAGAGATAGATGAATTTGTAGAAAATGCTGCCGATTTTCATGAGACAGCATCGAGTCTAACTCTCATTAAAGCCGTAGTTAGATCCACAAAGAAAGCACAGAATTATTTGCGTGTAGAGTTTGAAGATCACTCCGGCTCTTGTACCGTTTTTGGTGAGAGAAATACTGAATTGGCACAACGTGATTACGTTTATGCGCTCATTGGTGATAGAACGCTTCATGCATATTGCGATGTTTATCAAGCGCAAGATTCAAAGCTCTACAACATTATGATGATGAAGAAATTAGGAACAGATCATAAATACTCATGGGTTTACAAGCATGATATTGGATTTATAAGTGATCCAAAGACAATGATGTATGTCTTCAACATTAGAAGTTTTAAAACATCAACAGGTAAAGAAATGGCAAGCGTTTACTGCTGGGATGGGAAGCAATTCTTTAAAGTAGTTATATTCTCTGCAGTGTATAAGAAAGTAAAAAATCTTCTCAAAGAGGGTGAATGGTATGCAGCAAGACTATCAAGGATTGAAGATAAGGAAACTCTTAATCGACTTGACTCTTTCAAGCTTGATTCCGCTGATAAACTAATTACTATGGAAGATTACATCACTAGAAAACAAATAAAGGAGCTACAAAATGCACAGTGATTTTGAAAAGGAAATGAATTCAATTACATGGTGGCATCAGATTCAGATTGGGGATTACACTACGCCAGGTGTAAATCCAGAATCTCAAGATACATTTGACCATCTTGGGTTGCCAGATGATATGACCGGAATGACAGTGCTAGATATTGGCGCTTGGGATGGTTTTTATTCTTTTGCATGTGAAAAAAGAGGTGCAATAGTAACAGCAAGTGATAAATTTGTTTGGGAAGGTAAAACAATTAGCGGCGATATTATTCCAAATGATGATGGTTTTGATTTTGCGCATAAGCATCTTAATTCAAAAGTTAAAAAATTATTTGCTTCTGTTGAAGAGTTAGACCCTTATGTTCATGGAAAGTTTGATATTGTATTGATGCTTGGGGTTATATATCATGCAACGGATCCAATTGGTTATTTGAAGAAGGCAAAGCAAATGGCAAGAAATCTTGTTTGCATAGAGTCTCATGTTGATTTAATGGATCTACCATATCCTGCGGCTAGGTATTATATTGGTAATGAATTGAATAATGATGATACAAACTATTGGGGACCAAATGCCCTAGCAGTCAAGGGAATGATGCAAGATTTGGGTTATATAGATATAACACAAAAAACTCTCCGAACAGGGAGAATGATATTTACAGGAAAGGTAATTTAATGTTAGTTGTTGATAAACGCAAAGGTGATCTGATGCCAGTGCATCAGATTATTCCGACACCAAGTATTGGTTTAAACAGAGCACTAGGTGGTGGTCTTAATACTGGTGCGACTCATTTATTCTGGGGAACGCCGTCAGTTGGTAAAACCACAATGTGCTTTAGAATTCTTGCCGAAGCTCAGCGCATGGGATATCGACCAGTTATTATTGATTCAGAATCGTCTTATAATGATGAGTATGCAATTAAATGTGGTATTGATGTTGATGACATTGTTGTTATTCAATCTACAATTGTTGAAGAGATATTGAAAAATATTCATGAATATCTCAACCATCAAGAGGAGAAGCACATCTTTCTCTTCGATAGCTTGTCTAACATTATTAAAGAAGAATTCTATGACAAGCCGGAGGGCGGCAAGGCAATGGGCTTGCAGTCAAGATCGCAAGGATTCCTATTGCAAAAGCTAGTCAATTATTTGCACAAGGAAAGAAATATAATGCTCTTTGTAGCTCATCAAACGGTTGATCTTAGCGGAATGTTTGCAGTTACAAAAGCAAAGATGGGGAATACTGTTCATCATAATATGCATAATATTGTTAAACTTTTCTTATCAATGTCAAAGAGTGAGATGGAGAGGGACGAGACTAATCTTATTACCAGCCAACGTGCTACTTGGACAATTGAGAAAACAAAACAGCTTCCAAGTATTGGCACTACTGGTTACTATTATGTCCTCCCCCAGGAAGGCAAAATTGATATCGATAGGGAATTGATTGATATTGCAGTTGAGATGGAGATAATACAAAGAAAGGGTGCTTGGTATTCATATGAAGATCAGAAGTGGAATGGTTTGACTGCAATAGATCTTAATGATAAACAGCGTATTGCTATTCAAAAAGCAATTCTTGGCGGTGTTGATGAAGAGGACTGAGAAGGAAGAGGCAAAAAGAGATGGCGCAAGAACCGTTAAGAATTCAGGAAGGGGCTTTAGAAAAGGTGATGCGACAATGAATAAATTTTTGTTAGATTACAAGCATAATGGTAAAAGTTTTACTTTGACTCAAAAATTTTGGAAGAAATTTAGTAAAGATGCTTGGAATAATAATTACAAATATCCATGCATATCAGTGGTTATGGGTGATGATTCGGAAACAAAAGTTGCAATAATAGATTGGGAAGTTTTTAAAGATTTAATAAAAGGAAGCGAGTATGAATAGAGTATCTATATACGCCGACAAGCTTTCATCTTGGGTGGCAATTGGTGTTCATTTCAATTGGGATGACGGAATATATTTTGGTTTCTATATGCTAAGATGGTCGATCGGAATTCAAATTAGAAAGGGTATCTGATGCCAGATATCATTATTAATAAAGACATCATTGCCGAACAGATGGGGGATAAATCAGAAGAGTTCATAGAATGCATCCGGGTCGTGCAGGATATTATTGAAAATCCAGATCACTATCTTGGTACTCAGGCTATAAAGTATGCAAACATTCTTGCCGCCTATAGAACGCTAATGATTGTTAAATCACAGGCTTTCAAGAGAAAATCTGCGATTATGAGTGATCAAGATAAGTTTGTTAATGATATTTGGAAAACAATGTACGAGGCTCTAACAGAAAATATAAATGCACTAAAAATTGCCGGAAAGGGCGGTTATAACCAATGAAATCATTAAAACAGTTGAGAAAGCCAAAAGAGACAGTGATTGTTCAATCCCAGTCGCCAGCGGATTTAGAGCAGACTTTAAATAAAGCAATAGATGAGCAACTGCTTAAAAAGAATGAGACTACCTATAAAAAGGTCAGTGGATTCCATCCTAGTTATACAAATCAATGCTCAAGATATTGGTATTATTTATTTGAAGGAGTAGAGGTAACACCCGATTTTAGTCCACAAACGCTTAGAATATTTGATAATGGTCATGCTGTTCATAGTCGTTTGTACAATTATTTTAGAGATATGGGTATTCTTGTAGATGAAGAAATACCAGTTACTTATGCTGATCCGCCAATTGAGGGCACAGCAGATGGTATCATTAATTGGTACGGAGATAAGTTAATAGAGTTAAAGTCTATTAGCTCCGAAGGATTCCATTATAGACAAATTTACAAAAAACCAAAAGATGAACACTATCGCCAAGCGCAGATATACATGCAATGTCTTGACCTTGATGGTGGTTTCGTTATTTATGAAAACAAAAACAATCAAGAGATACTTCCAATTTATATAGAAAAAGATCAGGATTTTATAAATAAATTATTCAAAAAGTACAGAGAGTATTATGGAAACTTTGTGAGACAAAGTATTCCAGACAGACCATACAAGAGGACATCTAAGAATTGCTCGTCTTGTGATTTGGCTGCTTTATGCTGGGGAGATAGTGAGTAGTGGTGTTTCTAGAGTTTGCAAAAACAACGAGTGTAAGAAAAAGTTTGAAGCAAAAGTCTACAACAGTATATATTGTTCTGCAGAATGTAGAAGGATAGTTACTAATAAAAAGTTACTAGCCAATTATTACGAAAAAAAACGTAATAAAGGTAAGAAGAGAACTTGTTCAACTGAAAATTGTACAACGATACTTTCTAGGTATAACAAGGAAGATATATGCGAAAGGTGCAAAGACGAAAGGCTAATACAAAGACTAGTAAGTTGGGGCTGGGACGAAGCAAAGCTCCGAAGAGAAAAAATGTGAGTATTAAATCTATTGCTAATACTAACTTTACAAAAGTTCTTTCAATTGATCCATCATCACACTCTCTTGGTTGGGCTGTTATAGAGATCGGACTAAAACAACCT